GAAGCTTGTCGTCGGGAGACAGGAAGATCCGAGGGTCTTCGTAGCTAAGACGATGCCTCCCTGCCCTGAGTTTTCTGGCTGCGACGATCGTGTCGTCTTTAATCAGCTCACCCACGTAGATATCTGTGGGAGTGTTGTTGTAGTAGAAGTACTTCATATCGTGCCTAAACACGAAAGGCTCTGGTTGAGAGCGCCACGCGATTAGGGTCGATCCTCGGTGCTTGAGCACACAAGGGCTGAAATTTGCTACCGCTGTTGAGGGGAGACCGTCGGTAATTCGCACGAACTCTCCTCCGACTTCATGCGCTTGTGTGTAAACGGAAGGAAATCCCTTGTCCGAGGGGAGATGTACCTTTCGGACAGCTCGTTCGTGATAAGTCCGGTAGCGATGGAATTGAAGACTCACTTGCTCAGCTCCTCCATGGCACGTTGGAATCCTTCAGCGATACGGTCCCAGCGGTAAGAAGGATTCTGAGTGACTTCGAAACAGGACTCAGCTACATGATTGCGATAGACCTCATCTTCATAGAGCTCCGTGAGCAGCTCCGCCATATGGTTTACATCTACAATTCCTCGTTCGACACAGAGGTCTTTGTCATAAATCCACGAGGCAACCCGAGCAAGGGGAGCCTTGTTTTTCCAGATGTCCGCGCACGACGTGTGGTCAGGGAGTACTTGAGCTCGCTTGCATGAGGCATGCTCGAAAGGAACCAAACCCCATCCTTCACCATTGGCCGTGTTGATGCCAACGTCGCAAGCGTTATAGATCTTGTTGAGCAGCTCGTCTGGCGGTGCATTCACATAGTTGATGTTGTTCGAGGTCATGATCAGGCGTTGGTCGGACTTAAGTCCATGACGCTTCATCTCGGTTTCGAAGAGCGCTCGCACATCCCACCCGAGATCCTTCTCGCTCATGTGGAGGTACAGCATCGTGTCGGGCTTATCTTTTGCGAACTCGACGAACGCCTTGATCGTTAGGTCGATCCGTTTCCGGGGCTGATTCCGGTTTGCGTTAAGCACAATGAACTTGTCGAGAGGCAGTTTGAGCTGTCGCCGTGCCTCGTCCCGGTCCATCGCGAAGAACTTGGACGTATCGATTCCGTGAGGGACCACTCCCATCAGCTTCGGAGTGATGCCGTGCTTCATCAATCGTTGAGCTTGTTCGATCGTGAAGGTGATCGCGAAATCCCAATCCTTCACATAGCGCAGGTGACTCTCGATGTACCACTCGGAGTCGATTGGGAAATAAGCGATGAATTTAAACTTTAGAGAGGACTGCAGCAGGTGGATCCGTTCCCACACCTGATTGACGACCCAGATGTCATTCAGACAGATAACGAAGTCAGGTTTCTCCGCCTCGACCACCTGTGGCAGACGACCGATACCAAAACGATCAGAAGGATTATGAGCTGCAGCGGGATAGACCTTAAACGGGAGGTTGTGAGGATCTCCAGCGTAGTTGATACCAAACGCAACTATTTCGTTATCGTTAGCTAAGTGCTCAAGAATACTATGTGTGACTCTAGCGAACCCTGTGTTCGAAAGAATGTCTCCATACCAGAGAATCTTTGCCATTTAAAGGTAGAATCTGGCTATTAGTATACAGACATCTTTTAAAAGGACATGCCGAGTAGAGAGTCATTTGCTTATCGACGTGCTCTTAAGTTGCGTGCAGCAAAAGCTGTTGACTCTGAGGCACCCGAGTTAAGTTCCATATTCACTAGAGCAGCTGGTGATTTCTCTACTTTCTGTACGGTTATGGACAAGGCTCCAGCCAAGCATATGCTGGAGTGGCATCAGCACTTAGTTACTGGTGAGAGCAATAGATACCTTATAGATATTGCTGGACCTAACCTAGATATTCTCGCCCCTCGAGGTAGCGCTAAGTCCACAGTGCTCAACATGTTCACTGCTTGGATCATCGGGCGGCACACGACTGCAGGGCTTCCACTCCAGATCATCTACTGTTCGTACAACATCGCGACGGCGATACCTAAGAGTCGAATCATCAAGCAGATCCTCGACTCGTCGACTTACAAAAAAATCTTTCCAAAAGTTCAGCTCCGATCGGGCATGCAGTCCGACATCGGTTGGAGTATCGATTTCGACTACGCAGGCATCAGCCGTGTGGGCGACGAAGAATTCACGCTTAGGGCTGCTGGTCTCCGAGGCTCAATTACTTCTAAGCGTGCTCATTTGGTTATCGTCGATGACCCTATCAAGTCCAGCACTGACATCAAGAACCCGACCATTAGGGAGGAGATGAACAACAACTGGAGCTCTGTTATTGCTCCGATTATTTTCGAAGGCGGTAGAGCTATTTGCCTCGGTACTCGATTTCATCCTCTAGATATCCACAAGACGATGTTTGTCCCCCAGAAGGGGTGGAAGCAAGTTACACAGGAGGCTCTTACGTACGACGATAAAGGTGAGCCAGAGAGTTACTGGCCTGAGCAGTGGAGCGTTGACTACCTCCAGGGTCAAAAAGAACTAGATCCTGTTGCTTTTGCTTTCCAGTATCAGCAGCAACCGGTGATGACCTCCGATCTGGTGCTTTCGCCAGACCTGCTGATAAAGGGAGATGTTGTCACTGAGTTCGACAGTCTCGCTGTAGGCATCGACCTTTCGGCGAGTAAGAACGAGACATCCGACTACACCGCTTTTGTTTTAGCCGGGAGGTTGAAAGACAAGTACTACGTTATCGATGCTCATCAGGTTCGATCGATTGGGAACCTTGAGAAGATAGATCTACTGTGCAAAATGTTGGTCGAATGGGGCATCCTCCAGGAAAACAGTGAAGGCGAATACTTCCCGACTTACTCCACGTGCACTTTAGTTGTGGAGTCTGTTGCCTACCAAGCTTCTCTAGCAGCGGACCTCAGGAGAATTCTTCTTAACGAAAGAGGACTAGGCAACATCCACATCCACGAGGCAAAAGGTTTTCGTGGAGACAAGATCGCTCGTTTTAGGGGTACGCTTGGCCTGCTCGAAAACAAAAAGGTGGTCTTCAATAGGTACCGAAAGTTTGACGCTCTGTTCGATCAACTGATCAATATCGGGGCGACTTCTCACGACGACCTTCTTGATGCGTATACCTGGGTTATTACCTACCTCCAGCGTCGAGGTAACTTCGAAATGGAGTACTAATAATGGCTGATACCTCTTGTTCTAATGCTCTGTTGTACTCCTCTAAGTACTTCATCGCGGTTACTGCTCACAACCCTTTAAACCGCTTTGACCCTTTTCTAGAAGTTCTGCGTGGGTATGAGGAGCTGCCTGGTACGAAAGAAGTTTTTGTATTTATTGATTATGAGCACAGAGAGGATAAAAACACCCTACTTAGTCTCATAGACAGTAACGTTAAAGGGTTGAACGTTGAAATTATAGTCGCTCCAGAAGAGTACAAAGGCTTCTCGCTTACCTGGAGTCACAAGAACCTGCTTCGCCTAGCTGTCGAGGCTAGAGCATATGACTTTTATATCTACACAGAGAACGATATGTTGTTCTCGAGTGAAAACTTCTTTTATTGGTTTAATTGGAAGGACAAACTGAAACTGTTGAATCTCGAACCGGGCTTCTGTCGTTTCGAGCGATTTGAGGACAAGTTCGTTCCTTTTGACAACCACCGTCAGTGGCAGCTAAACGCCGAAACTCCTGAGGTTTGGGGAGATCGTCCTTACAGAGTTGAGACGTATTTAACTCCGTACTCTGAGTTCGTAGGTTTCGCCTCTCTAGGTAACCCTTACGGGGGTCTTATGGTTTTGGATCAACGGATGGCTGAGGAATACATAAATTCGGATAGCTTTGACCCGACCGAGAGCTACAAGTTAACTAGGCATAGGTGCTGGCCAATTGCAGACCGAAGCTCGATGGGAACAATTTTTGAAAATCTGCGTTCCGGACAGGAGCATCGCCGTGTGGTACCTCTTGTTACGTTGGAGGGATCAGTGCAAATAGCACCGTGCGGGTTGCTGGAGCATTTGGATACGAAGTACAGCAAAGAACTCAGCGAAAAAGGCGTTGATCTGTTAGATATCTCTAAGCTCTTGGTCACCTGATGCTTTTCGAAGAAGACCGATTTATGTTTAATGAGATCGACGACCTAGCTCCTTCCGCATCTGATATGTTCAGTGATAACGTGAACCACCCTATGCACTATACGCAAGGTGCTATTGAGTGCATTGATGCTTTAGAGGCTGCATTAGGTAAGGAGGGCTTACGTTCCTACTGCCGTGGCGCATGTATGAAGTACCTCTGGCGCACCGAATTTAAAAACGGTGTGGAAGATCTAAGAAAATGCGCTTGGTATCTGCAGAAATTAATCGAAATTTCTGAGGAGGAGAGTTAAACTGAGTTTGGAGCTCTTTTACTATGGATATTCGTGCCTTTGGTTCTGTCTTTGGGCAGACATCTGTACTCCCCTACGGGAGCGGGATTTCTTGGCAAACCTCTGATGGAGAGCGTAGGTTTCCCACCAGCCGTGGCGTCTATATGAACGGTACTGGCAACCATACTGTGTATGTGGAGCTTTCTGACGCTCCAGGTCAGTACACGTCGATTACAACCTCGGCTCCCTGCTTGCTTAATTTGGCTTGCACCGCTATTAGCGGAGGCACCGCTAGCTCTGCCGTTGTGCTCTTCTGATGAACCCCTACCTGAATGCCGCCACCGATTTTTCTGAGGCGTATCGCAAACAGATTGATGCGTCTGAGCGTCAACGTCGCTCCGACCTCTATTCAGACGAGGCGTTTGCGGACTCTCAAGAAGAGGAGGCGACTAGCCTTATCGGCGAGCCGACGCCTCAAGCGCCGATTCCTCCTAGTGAGTATTCTGACGGTGTACCCAATGGTACTGCTGTCGATATGGGTGATGACCGTGGGAATATTCTGGCGCGAGCTAAACGCCGCGTAAGTTCGTATTTAGATTCCAGAAACTGAGTTAGTATGCTGCCAGAGTTTTCTGGTCAGCGTGCTCATAGATTGTTTTCCCTACTTCAACGAGCGGGAAATCCTCGAACTGCGGGTCCGCACGCTTGAGGATCATGTCGACGGCTTTCTGATTACTGACGCAAACCGTACGCATAGGGGCGAGGAGAAGCCTTTTACCTGCCTCGAAACGATTAGAGAACTTGGGTTGCCTGAGGATAAGATCCAAGTTCTCCATGTAGAGCTACCTTCCATGGAGGAAGCTCCGGACCCTTGGATCCGCGAACGTGGCCAACGAGATGCACTCGGCGTCGGTCTGCACATGATGCCTGACGATACAGTTTTTATCTGCTCTGACTGTGACGAAATAGCTAATCCCGAGAAGTTCAGCGAACTCCTTAAGGTCGTCGAAGAGGAGAAAGAAAATGTTGTGCGTTTGAGTATGTCTATGCACTACGGGCGTGCCGATCGTCAACTCGTATCACCGGATGGTGAGCTGTTTGACTGGCGTTGCGGCGTAGTCAACACTGTGGCTCGACTAAAGGAGTTTGGAACCCTTTCCTCGATGCGGGCCACGCAGGCTAACCGCTACTTCGGTGATCGAGACGCTGGTTGGCACCTTTCCTGGATGGGTGACTCAGACAAGAGAAAGACGAAACTTCGTTCAATTGCTGAGTACTACATCTGGGATCGTCCTGAGGTCCAGGAGCTCTGTGAGTCGTTTAAGCCTGAGGAGGGGAATACGGACATGCTCGGTCGCGAAGATCATCTCTTGACTTCGTATCCTCTTGAAAATCTCCCGAAAGAACTGGTTAAACTGGAAAGAGTAAGAGAGTACCTGTTGCCCGATGTCCGATAAAATGCCCTCCGAAGTCTTAGCGCGTTTTAAGGAAAAGCAGGAGGAAACCAAAGCTCCTAGCGGTGAGGAACTTCGCGGCGACGCTGAAAAGCGCACTCGTGCTCGGGATAAAGCCCGTAAGCACAAAGAGATGAAGTCTTCTAAGTAATTTTATTTCGGGTTTTTAACCCGCAACAGTGAATGGCTTCCGCCTCGACTGAAAGCAGAACAAGGTTCAACGAGATTCTGGAAGCTTCGCGCACTCAGGATCGGAGCAGCCAATCGGCCACGATGGTTGTGCTGAGCCACCTTCAGCAGATGACCCTTCTCATGATGAAGAAGGGTCTTACTTTTTTCTGCGAACAAGACACTTATAGAAGTCGTACTCGATTCCTAGAAGACGTTATCCGCCTTAACCGGTTGGATATTCGCTTCCCTTCAATTATCAGGAACTTCCTGATCGACGGGTGTGGACTTTTCTATTTCCGACCCGACCCCAAACTCAAGTATCAGATCTATTTCTTTAACAAAAACCAATACCGCGTCTACCACGACGTAAATGGGGAAGTCGAAGAAGTAATCATTATCTACAGCTACAAAGTAAAGAACGCAAATCTCGGTTTACCCAGTAATGCGTACGGACAGAACAAGCGTTACGTTCGTCTATCGCTTACTGCAGATGAAATTACCGAGGTTGAGACGGATACCGAACTGAGTTTTGACCTGGAACCCGGTGCGATTCTGTCTCCCGCAAAGAAACGCCCTAATACCCTCGGTTTTGTTCCCGCAGTTGAGGTTTTAAACAAGCCCAACGCCAGCGGAACGGAAGGAGAGGGTGAGTTTGATCCGTTTATGGAGCAGATTGTGCTCCATGATCAGTTAACTCGAAATATTGCCAAGAACATCGAGTTCTTTGGTAACCCGACGCTGATCAGCTCCAGACCCCGCAGCGATCTGGTCGAAGCGAACGACAGTCAAAGCACTTTCCGGCCGACTATTAGTAGTCAGAGCGGTTTTGCCGGTGTGGACAGCCCGTCTACCCGAGTAAGTGAACCGTTCGGAACCGGTATGGGCTCTGGTCTTCGCGTTCCTAGGATTATCGCGAACGTCGAGCCTTCCGACCGAGTCGGTTACATGACGCCTGACCCCGTTAACGGGGACATGAACCGCTATACGCTTCTCCTTCGGGAGGAGATCCGAACCGCTTTAGGCGGTGTGGATGAGATCTCGATCTCGGCTGGCGCTACGGCAACGGAAATCAAGGGTTTGATGGGTCGTGCTCAAGCCACGGCTCTTCGTAAAAACAAAAGCTTCCTGACTTACGGGTTCAATCGTCTCTTAGAGATGATGATCTACCACCAGGAGCAGATCTTCCGCGAGTCTTTCCTGCTGGCTTCTGGCATGAAGGAGCCCACGCCGCCTAAAGAAGAAACTCCAGAATCGATCGAGAAGTACAAAATCTCTGTACTTAAATTCGAAACCAAACTTGACGAGGCTATCAAGAAAGCCGTCGCCGAGAACAAGGTACCGCGTGGTGTTGTCGGCCTTCCTGAAGATGGGGACCGTGAAGTCTCTTATCGCTACCAGGGAGATGTTTATGAAGATACGTCTTATGACGTTCTTCAAAAGTCCATGGTCGTCCGCAACATGCAGGAACTAGGCGTAGACAGCCTAGAGGCCATGAAGTACCTTTTCCCCGATAAAACTGATTCTGAGATAGCGGAAATGCTGAAGGGTTTCCCCTTCCGCATGATTCAACAAACTCAATCTGCGATGCAACAATTTCTGGTATTATTATCCCAGATGTTGCAGTCTCCGCATCCGCTTGCGCCTAACCAACCGCTTGCGGCAGATCCTAGACTGAATATCACTCCGCTCCTTTATAGGACGTTTGACCACCTAGCGGAAGAATTAACCTACTCGGGTAGCTATGAGCCAGCAGATCCAAGCTTCGACCCCGAGCCCGGTCTCCCCGGCGGCAGCCCCGGCGGTAACCTCGGACCAGGGCTCAACCGCCTTCCCGCAATGGGTGGCGCAAACAGCTACCCCGGCGGTAGCTTCGGTACCTACAGCCCAACCGCCGTCGCAGGTGGCACCGGCTACGGACCCTTCTATCAGCAACCAGTACAGCCCGTCAACGTCCGTCTCCTCCCCGAGCAACCCTTGGGAAGCAGCAATGGGTTCCCTGGAGCGGGTGCTGTCCCAGGTCAACTCTCAATCCCTCAGCCAGGAACCACAGTATCCCTCCCAGACAACTGGTCTGCAGGGTACGCAACAGATCAATCAGAATTTACAGGCCCAACCCTGGGCTTACCAGGCGCCCCAGGAAGCGCAGATCTCGTCTACCAACGCCTCACAGACCCAGGCTTCCTCTCAGGCTTCTACGGCCCGGACGAGCGCCGCTCCGGCAATCAGCGACGCAACTCGCGCCGTCGTTGAGCACTTCGGTGTCGAAGCCCCTGGCATTCTGAATCAGTACGCATGCGCCCTCGAGGACATGCTGATCCAGCAAGCAGGTGCGATGGATGATCTGTCTGGCCGTCACAACGCCATGCAGACCATCCTGACCAACCCCGACACCCTGGCTGATTACACCGATCGCTTCTTCACCGAGGTTGTCCCCGTGGATATCGACGGACCTGCTGCTTCTCCCCAGCAACAGGCTTATCAGCAGAGCTACGACATGCCTGCTCCCCCCGCTAACGCAGGTGGTTCTCAGCAGAGCGTGAATCCCCAGAACCAGTGGGAGCAATTCAGCGACGTCATGAACCGTAGCCCCGAGAACGCTTGGCGCTACCTCAGCAACATGGGTCCTGAGGCCCTGCGCAACAAGCTCCTGTTCATGGACGCTGCCTGATAGACTTTCACCGGAATATCGCTCCGACCCTCCTTCGGGAGGGTTTTTTATTGCTAGTCTTTTAGAAGCAACTTAAGGATTATGCGCGCTCTAGGTGAACTTCGTCGCAAGCCTCCCCTCGAGGCGCCCAAAGCTCAAGAGCCTGCTCCCCAGCAGACCAGTGAGCCCGCCCCCGCTGCTCAGGACACGTCTTCGTTTGACGAGTCCGTGGTCATCGACTGACCCTTGGACGAGATTCTTTTCTTTATTTCTTCCTCAGCCAGCTTTTCTAAGCTGTTGAGCATTCTTACTCCTGCATATCCGCAGATAAAAGAGGCAGCTAATGCCTCTTTTTTTGTGAGCTTAAATTTTTCGGCTACTGCTGGGCTTACGAATGTGGCCAGCAAGTAACCGGCAAGTATCGTTTTAACTAGATAAGGTATAAAACGTTTTACCCTCTGTGGGTGCACAAGTACGTCAGTTATTGATCCCGACGAGGACGCTATACATATCTCTGGGTCCTCTAGGAACACCGAAAAGGCCTCTCCAGAAGGTAACTGCATCGGCCTCTTATATCTCTAAAAATTTTAGGGCATTAAAATAAATTTATCGGGAGTGACACGATGGTCTACACGCCTCTAACTAATTGGAAATACGATAAAAACCTGTATCACCCCGTTCAGTCAGGTCCTCAGCGAACTGGTGACGACTTAGATATTCGTAACACCTATGTAGTTGTTTCCAGCGGATATGTGTATCCGAGTGGAGTACAGCAGACTTGGGTCGGCGTAAATCTTGAAGGTGCTGACTTCGGAAATATCCCAGTTGGTCCTCCAAACAGTAGTGGATATTTAAATACGGAGTGGAGATCTGTTCCGGCAGCACTTTCTGGCTACTGGACTGATTACAACAACGTAAATCCACACGCGTCGGGCTTGTTAGATAGTTACCTGGGCTTCCGTGCTCAGGGTCTGTACCACACTGCTAACAGCAACGTTCAAACCGCACTAGGCCCTCAACCGGGTCTGAGGGATTTTGGCGCTTATACGTGGTACGGAGCCTCTGTTCCTGACAATCAGAACTACTCACCGTTTCAAACTCCTTCAAACAATACGAGTACGGAAGGAGGCATCACAGGGGGTCCGGGATCGTTTGAGCGGGTCAGAACACCGATACTCACTAACCCGACTAACGACACAAGTGGATCCAGAGCAGCATGGGAGTACAACTACCCTGCTTACTGCCGCACATACGCAGAGGCAGTTCGAAGCACCGCGCCTGGGCAGATGAGTTCGGTAACGCGCTTTAGTTATCGAGGTAAGTCCACGCGTTACGTTCCAAATTACGGTTCAACATATGGTGTGCTTGGTGAAGGTGTACGCAATATGGTGAGAACCTTTAGCCCCGGCACTAAAATTTAACCTCTAAGATTGCGACACTATTCTGCTCTTATAGCGACTTAACTGCCCTAAACTTACCTTTGTAGTTTCTTCTGGATCTTATCGATGTTCATCGATAATGATTTTCCGAAGATTCTTGGTGCCGAACTGTACCGTCCGCACCCCGCATACATCGTTGAGATGGCTGCGGAGCCTGTGGTTGTTCACGATTTCTCGAAGCAACCCGGCCAGACTGTGCAGCTCGACCGTTACCGCTTCTTCGGTAACCCCGGCTCCAAAGAATCTCGCGAACGTACTGCTGAGCAGACCATCGGTACTGCTAACAGCCGCAATATCGTCAAGGACAAGGTCCTGGTGACTCTTAAGGAGTACACCGGTCCTGCTGATCCGTCCGATCCCACCCAGCCGAGCACCTTCAAGATTGCTCGTGAGACCCTGATCACTGCTCAGCGTCTCCTGCTGGATACCGGCAACCTCACCACCTTCCACCAGTCCATCGGCAGCCTGACTCTGCTGGATGACTACCGTCGGTGGCGTGATCGGGTGTTCATCAACGAACTCCTGAAAGCCGTTTCTAAGGGCCAAGCTTCCGATTCCCAGGGTGGTTACTACTTCCCCGGCGATCTGGCAACCGGCGCCCTGACCTACACCAACGCCGAGCAAGCTAAGTTCGACGTTAAGGATGACCTCCTGCGCGTGGTGAAGAGCCTGCGCAAGCGGAACACTCCTACCTTCCAGGATGGTTTCTATCGCTGCGTTTGCGATCCCACCTTCCTGATGCACCTGCGTCAGAACAGCGACTTCCGTGAAGTTGCTCGTTATCCTGGCAACGGTCAAATCAATCCCCTCATGTCCGGCATGCAGCCCAACGCTGCGCTGTACATGGGTCAGGGCTTCGGTCAAGCCACCTTCGTGGCTGGCGAGCCCATCATGCCCACCGGCTTCGTGTTTGAAGGCGTGCGATTCTTCGAATCGACCAACATGCCTACCCAAACCCAGAACGCGACCATCGCTTCTACCGCCGCTGA